AACGGCGTGCGGGCCGAGTTGATCAGTTGCTCGTTGCGCTGCTTGCGCATCGCCTTGCGCTTCTGCTCAAGCGCCCAGGCCCGCGCCAATTCGTCGGCGGTGACCGGGCGGTAGCCCAGGTGGTTCTTGCTGGTAGGCTTGGTCATCGGGGTTGCCCTCTCGATTGCTGTTGTCGGTCAGAAAATAATGCCCGGAAATTCCCAGGAAGGCAATATTTTATTTGCCTCCCCAGGAAATAATTGTGCAGCCGTCCTCGGCGATCACCTGGACCGGCACGTCGGGGTCCAGGTCGAGCCACTGGAGCAGGTCTTGCACCGCCTCGTCAGCGGTGTTGCCCACCCCGACATGCTCGGGCGGCCCCCCGTAATCCTCGTCATAGGCGCTCCAGGCTGGCGCACAGGCCGACCAGGGCTCCTGGCTGACCACGATACGCCTAGGCTCCCTGGCCGCCTTCCTGGGCTTCCTGGGCCGTCCCTTGGGGGTCTCCTCGGGGGGTGGCGAACGATCCCACCAGGGGAGGCCAGCCTGCTCCCTGGACCACGAGGTCTGATAGACCGGTGGCGGGGACGCCCAGTCGAACATGGTGGTCCAGATCCTGGCATAGGCGGCGTGCCTCGCGGGGTCCTCCACGGTATGCTTGAAGTTGTCGTAATCGATGGCGAACACCTGATCGACCAGTGCCTTGGCCACTTCGGCGCGGGTGACGTCGGCGCGGAACTGGTAGTCCCGCTTCGGCGTCGAGCGCACCTTCGCCCCAGGGAACACCGCCAGGATGTCGGCCCGCTTGCGGGCGCGCACCAGGAGGGTGTCGGTCACCGCCTCCTTGTCGCGCACAATGGACAGGAAGCTGTCCTTCAACATGATCCACATTATTGCTTGGTCTCCGTTACCAGTCTCCAGGCCCGCAGGAAGCGTTCCCACTTCATCGCACTGACAGCGTCGTGCCGCGTCCGCACGATCACCCACTCGATCTCACCGGTCGGGAATCCCTCGATGGTGAGCACCTCGCGCAATTGCCGCTCGAATTCCTCGGTCATGGCTTTTGACTCAACCGGTCGCGCAGCGCCTCGGCCTCCTTCATCGCCACTGCGAACTGGCAGCGTTCGGTAACCCCGAGATTACACGCCCCCCAGTGCTTGACGATCCGCACCACGCCCCTGGCGCGGGGCGAGATCATCTTGGGGATCACCCCGTCCTCGGCCTCGACCAGGGCGACGGTGCGGTAGTTGCCCAGCTTGCGCTTGTCCTTGGGCGGGGCCGACGAGGTCATAATCAGGAAATGGCTCATTGTGGGTCCTCCTGGGAAATGTGCCAGCGGACGCCGATGCCGTGGCTGTCCGGGCCGAGATAGGCCCAGTGCAGCCGGTAGAACGCCGCCAGCGGGGTGAGTGAGGTCTCTCTGATGTCGGAGAGATCGCGGTCGAAAAAGTCCTGGAACCGGAGGCTCCAGCACCGCTCGTCATCAGCCAGAGAAAAGTCGCAGGCGTCGACGAACTCGAAGCGGATGGAGACCATCGCTCAGCCCTCCGCCTGTGCTGCCCAGGCCTCGACTTGCGCGAGGTAGGTCGCTTCCGCCTGGGCCTTGGTGTCGGACTTGCGGATCAGGGCGGTGTAGATGTGCACGCCATAGCCGCGCTGATAGACGATGTGGCTGTCCTGGCTCACCAGCACGGCGAGGCCCTTCTTTACCAGCGAAGAACCCGCGTCATACTCGCGGTGGCCACCGGAGACGCGCCCGCCCTGGGCGCCTTGGCCGCCATACATCTCGCAGCAATACCGGCCACGAGCGTTCAGTTCGGCGAGGATCTTGGCTTCGGTCTTGGTCAACTTGGTCATCGGGGTTTCCCTCTCGATATCCCGGCACCCTTGCCGGTGACCCATTAGATAAGGCAGGGTCACTCGGAAGTCAAGGGTAAAATCAATCTTCGGAACAAAACCTCAGGGCCGCCGCGTCCACCTGCTTGAGCCCCTGCTTGCGCGCCGCGCGGAGCTTTTGGGCGACGTAGCGCTTGGCCCGCTTGGTCATCTCTTTCGGCACCGCCACGCCATGCCGACGCAGGGCCGCATGGGCCCACATCTCGGCCTCGTGCTCGCGCACATAGGACGGCTTCCGTCCCGGGTTCTTGTGCAGCACCACGTGGGCGCACTCATGAGCCAGGATGTAGAGTTGCTTCCGGGTCTTGCCCTCGGGCGCCTGGATCAGGCCAAACGACGGCCACGCGCGGCCGCTGAGCCCCTTGCGGACGTGATGGGAGGTCACCCCGGCCTCGGCCTTCAGGGCTTCAGCGATGGCCAGGAGCCGCGTCACAGCCTTGGCGCGGGCCTGTTGCAGATCGACCGTCATGGGAACCTCGCCAGTTCGGCATCGAGGTCGTCCAGCGACAAATCGGCCTTGCAGTCGACCCAGGAGACCAGCACCGCGCATAGCAGGTTCCAGCCGCGCTCAGTGTGCACCGAGGTCGGGATCATCCTGGTCACGTCGGGGTCTTGGGTCGCCTGGGCTACTCGCTTGAGGCTCAGGCGCAGGGCTTCCAGTTCCTGTCGGTCGGTCATCGCTTCACCCCCTTCCGAGCGGCGCGGTAATCGTCCCACGCCTGCGCCTTGTCCCACCACTCCTTGCTCGCGAGTTCCGCCGACTGGCCCGGCAGGTCGAGGTCGAGCACCTGTGCCCGGCTGCCCGACCGCTGCCTGAGCCGCTCCGCCACCGCTATCGCGTCGGGGATGCTGTCATACCGCGTCGCATTGTAGGAATGGGACACCAGATGCCCGGTGTGCTGGTTGTAATACCAGCGGCCATAATCGCCATCCACGATGACGTAAATCTTTCTCATCTCGGGGTTGCCCTCTCGATTGTTCCGGCCTGATTGCCGGTGACGTGACACATAAGGCAGGGTCACTCGGAAGTCAAGGGAAAAATCACTTGGTGGAACATCATCGCATGACGATTAGGACGCCCAAAAGAAAAAGAGCGTTCCTCGACCACCTGCGCAAGGGGGCCTCGATCTATGAAGCCTGCCGCCATATCGGGGTGTCCAAAAACGCCATGTATATGTGGCGGGCCGATGACGAGACATTCCAGGAAGAATGGGACGAGGCAATCGAGCAACTGACCGACGCGGTGGAATCCCGGCTCTACAAAGACGCCATGACCCCAGGGATGACGGTCGCCCAGATATTCTGGTTAAAAACCCACCGCCCGCAGGTCTACAATCAACGGCCCTACGCGCCGGTCGTCCCCGGCACCGTGGTCGGTCAGGACGCGGTGATCTCACCCCTTGGCGCGCCACCCGAGGAGCAAGCGGTCAATAACATCCAGTTCCGTCTGCCCCGCAACAACCGCGATCAACCCGAACCCCTGGCACTCACACACCAGACCGAACCCGAAGCCGAGCAGAAACCCAATGGCAAGGATGAGGCAGCATGAGCGACGATCCATGGGCGGTGCTCTCCTGGCAGGACCGTGACGCCCTGGTCGTCCATCTCTACCCCGCCATCGGCCGCAAACACGATATCGATCCCGCCTGCTGGTGCCACCCAGAGCGCCATGAGCAAACCATCCTCGGTGACCCAGTCGTCACACTCGCCCACCATCCCGAACCCTGATGTCAGCCGCCCTGCATCGCTTCAACAATGCCAAACGCTACCGCTCCGACCACCATCCCAGGCAGCGGATGCTCACCCCGCGCTATGTCCTGGAACCAGTCCGTCTCCTGCTTGGCGATATCGCCCTCGACCCATGCACCGAGCCCGACAATCCGACCCACGCCCTCCGCTTCTACACCCCGCCACAGGACGGCTGCACCCTGCCCTGGGATGCGCCTACGGTGTTCGTTAATCCGCCCTACGGGCAGGCCAAAGAGCGCTGGGTGGTCAAGGCGATCAACGAGGGCCACCGCCGCAAGGTCATCCTGTTGATCCCAGCACGCGGCGAGACCCAATCATTCCAGATCGCCCTGGCCCGTTGCATCTCGGTCGTCATGCTGCGCGGCCGCCTGCTGTTCGGCCAACCCAGAGCCAATGGCCACCAGGAGGCCGCCTCACACGGCTCCGCCCTGTTCGGCTTCGGCGTCGACGTCGCGCCCCTGGCTGATCTCGGTGTCGTCCTTAAGCCCACCGCACTCGGCGATCTGTTCGCCTGATGGAGTGGGTCGAACCACAACCGGGGCCGCAGGAGGCCTTCCTCTCGTCCGACGCCGATATCGTGCTCTACGGTGGCGCGGCGGGCTCTGGTAAATCGTTCGGCCTGATGCTGGAGGCCGCCCGCTACTGCGCCACCGTCCGAGGCTTCGATGGCGCTCTATTTCGCCGCACCACCGTTGAGGTCAGACGACCCGGCGGACTGTGGTCCGAATCGATGAAGCTGTATCCAATCATTAATGGTATTCCAGCCTCCCACCAGCTAACATGGCGATGGCCCGGCTACGGCTCCCTCAAGCTGGATCATCTGGAACATGAAAGCGACGTCTTCCGCTGGCACGGCAGTCAGTTGGCGTTCATCGGCTTCGACGAGTTGACGACTTTCACGCGTGCCCAATTTTGGTATCTTCTCTCGCGCAACCGTTCGCTGTGTGGCGTTCGCCCTTATGTCCGCGCCTCCTGCAACGCGGATGCGGGAAGCTGGGTGGCAACGCTTATCGAGTGGTGGATCGACCAATCATCAGGCTACCCTATCCCCGAGCGATCAGGCGTCGTCCGCTACTTCATCCGAGGCGCTGGCGACGAACTCATCTGGGGAGATAGCAAACAACAGCTAGTCAAGCAGACCGGCCGCGCCCCCGAGACCATCAAGTCGTTCTCGTTCATCTCGGCCAAGCTGGCCGATAACCCCGCCCTCCTCCGCAGCGACCCCAACTATCTCGGCAACCTGATGATGCTGCCCCAGGTGGAGCGCGAGCGCCTCCTATCGGGCAATTGGAAGATCCGCCCCGCTGGCGGCTTGTTGTTCCGCCGCTCCTGGGTCCGCGTGGTCGATATTCCCCCCGCCCATCTCCAGGAATGCCGGGGTTGGGACCTCGCCGCTACCCCCGAGACCCCGGAAGGCGATCCCGACTGGACCTGTGGCAC